ACCATTCGCGAAACCGGCTCTTATGCCATCCCCAAAAACGATAAGCGGGTTTTTGTCTCCCACGCCCACAGTAAAACCACCACCGCCCCGGGCGGCCTCGATATCCGCTATACCATGGACCTTGGCAAGATCGTCGCCAACCCGACCCGCCGCTCTGTTGAGCTGCTGGAGCGGCTGACCGGCATCCAGTTGACCGACATCCCCCTCCAGGCCGACGACCACGACGAGGAGATCGCCACCCTGGTTGGCAGTTTTATCCGCGACCGCTGTTCCTACGCCGCCGGAGTCCGGCTGACCTTCGCCGAGGTTTATGGTGCTTACCGCTCCTATTGCCTGGCCGCCGAGCCGCTGCCTGTCGCCAGCGCCAGCAAGAAGCGCTTTTCCTCGCTCCTCTCCGCCTCCGGTTTTACTGGGACCAAGATTGGCGGTACCGCCTATATCGCCGACATCGCCGTCCAGGCCGAGGTGATGCAATGAGCCCCGCCGATGTTCGCCAAAAAGAAGACGAACGCGAAAAGTTTCTCGCTGAATACCGAGAGTTTCGTGTTGAATACAAAAAAATCAACAACGGCGATGTGTTCATGGCGTTTCTCCTTTGCAAGGTTGATTTTCCACCCCTTGCGCTACCAATCGCAAAAGGGCGGGACATGCGGGTTGGCAGACCGGGCAAAGGACCGGCGAGCCTTACGGCTCCCCACATGGCCCGCCCAAAGAAGCAGCACCATGAAAAGTGGACACAAAAAAACCGCCGATGAACAGAGGTGGCGGTGTGTCCGCCTTTGCTTCGGGCTGCCAAACCCGGTCACGTTTTTTTCGTGACAGGAGAAGGTTAGCCGAAAAGACGGACACTTGTCAATATTTTTTCAATCAAGCGTCATCAGCTGGTGGCGCTAGCTTCGCCTTTCTATTAGCAATTTTTTTGCGGCAACTTTTTGCAAAAGGATCTTCGATCAACACACAACCTTTTCTGAATGCCAGAAAACCGCCGCCGCGCTCAATATGGCTGCACTTGCCGTTTTTAACGAAATATTTGCAATTAATCTGCTCAACTTGTGACATTGTTGACCTCCTGGAGTTGGGCGAGGGCTGTCGAGATCGCCTCGCAAATTTTATCGACGATCAGCCGCTCATGCTGGCGGTCCGGTCGGTTTTCAAAAGGGACGGTGGCCTGGACCAGGGTAGGACCAACAGCGAGGTAGTAATTCTCTCCGTTGATCTCGACCCGGCTCCTGATTATCGACTCGCCGGCGTCCTGTGGTTTGGCGGAGGACATCATCTTACCTCAATGCCCGCAGCCGGGCGGCGTCGATGCCAGATACTTTGCCCTCCATGGCCTCGATAGCCAGATCGAGGATGGCGCTGTCGCGGCTGACCACCTGGCCGAGCTGGCTGGTGTACTCGGTGGCGTCGAGCTCGATGGTCGCCTCCTCGAGCTGCTCGCGGAGAGTTGTTATTTCTTTTCCGGTTGCCTCAAAAGTTATAGAATACTCCTCGAGCTGCTCTCGGAGGCGGTTGTTTTCCTGTTTAAGGATGCTGACCTCGGTGGCGATGTCTTTGCTGTCACAATCACCGTATCCAGATTCATTGGCCTCCACCTCTGTAAGTTTGCTACTTATCGATTCCAGGATAGCATCGCGCTCAGCGGATAAACTTGACATTTTTTCGACAAGGCCAGCGTTGACATCTAGGGCGCCTTCCAGCTTCTCCTTCAGCTCGGCGTATTCGGCTCGGAGCAAATCTTCCCCGCAGACTAACCCACTCCCGAGCTTTTCAAAAATCCACTCTTTTCCGACCGCCTCGACCATCAACCCCAGCAGCGTTTTCGGATTATTCTTGGCTGCTCGCCAGAGATGTTCGCAGGTTGAACAACAGCGTTTTCCTTGGACCGGCTTGAGGCTTTTTGTTATTTTGCAAACGTCGCATTTTCCTGTCTGAGTTCCCATGTTTTCCTCCTTGGTTGGTTGTTTGAGATCGATAAATTCCAGGCCGGGCGGAAGCATCTTGCCGAGGCAGACGGTCCGGCAATGGCTTCCATCCTCCTGCTGATGCTCCTGGCAACGTCTGGTAAAGGCTTCCTCGGTCATTTTGGTCGGCAGGTTGCAGGTGGCAGGGCAGGTGTGCGGCCGGTCGGCTGGAGAGGCCTCTTTCATAGACCGCTTCAGGACGTCCATATTGACGCCCTTGTTTCTTTTCCAGGGACCAGTGCTCATGACGCCCACCGCGAAAAGGAGCAGAGGATCCACTGGCCATCGCGGTCCCGATAGGTTCCGTGATAGTGGCCGCAGTCGGTCCATGGCGGCTCCTTCTCGCCCTTTCGTTTGTCACCGCGCAGCGAGCAGGTCGCCCCGATCAAGCACTCGGCGACGATCTCGCCCGGCCGGATCACCGCCTTGCGCTTGGTCTTTCTGTTTTTAACGTGGTCGTTACTGGACATGTGTCAACCTCGATCGATTTGATATTGACGTTGAGGGCCGATACCGGACAACTGGTGTTTTTGCAGCGATGGTAGCGTATCCGGGTGTTGTCCTCCCAGGGCCTGGTGGAGGTGATCTCGCAACGATGACCGCACCAGGGACAGGATGCCCCGCGGCGCGGCGAGTAATCGACGCCGGCGGCTGCCTGCTGGCGGGCAAGGACGATTTTTTTGACGACAGCGGTCATTATTCCCCCTTTTTCCAAAATTTAATCTGCAGGACATCCTCAGCCACCAGGTTCATAACCGAGGTATCCCACTGATGATTGTCTTTTCCCTCCGGACACTGCCAGAGGTTGCGCTGATCGACGTACTCGGCGCACATCTGGGCGGCAAAGGCGGCGCCGGCCGGGTTGTCCTGATTGATGGCGGCGGTGAGATGCCAGGCCCCTGGGTCGTCCGGCTGGATGCGGAGAATGCCGGCGAGGATATCCTTGTAATAGTGGCTGTCGGCGACGAGAAGGCGGACGCCGCCTGGGATCAGTTCGTTGGTCCCAGGGTAGCGGTCGATCTTGGTCCAGCTCTGCGGGTTGGCCTTGCGGCCGGAGGCCCCTTTATAGGCCTGGACCCTGGTCGGGTTGGTCCGGCAGAAATCGTAGACCTCTTTGGTTTTAAAACCGGAGTCGATGACCAGGAGGTGGACCGGGTAATACAACCCTTCGGCATCCTGGTACTGGTTGATCAGGGTGACGGCGGCCAGCTCGGCCAGCGAGGTGACATAGCCAAAACGGATCAGCCAGCTGTCCTGGCCGGTACCGGATCCATCATCGGCGCCCCAGCCCCAGGCCCGGATCTGGTAATAGATGCCGGCATCCTGGACGTCGGCGACGGCAGTAAGGGCGGCGACCCGGCCACCGCCCGGGACCAGCTGATCGGGCCGGTCGTCGGCCAAGGCATAGATGGCGTCTTCCTTTCTGGTCTGGCGGGAGGGGGCGTAGGCGACGGCTTTGACCTGGGTGTCGAAGTAGTGCATCGCCCCGGGGTCCTTCAGGCCGCGAAGGAAGGCAGCGGCCATCTCGGAGTTGGTAAAGAGCGGCGACACCCAGCCGGGCGAATGGAAGGCTATTTTGCTCGGATGGACTTCGCGCAGGTAGGCGAACAGCTCGCGGCCGTCGCCGGACAGCGGGATCTTGCCGCAGGCGGTGTCGCTTGCCCACTGCGAGCCTGGACCGTAGGCCCGCCATACCCCGGCTTTCAGTGCCTTATCGCGTTTTCTGTCATCCCAGGGGCTGTCGCAGTGCAGGCAATGGTAGCGGGCGGAGTTGTCGGTCTCGACCTGCTGGGGGTCGGCGGCGCGGCCTCCTTCCCAGCGGATCTGGTCAAAGCCCATCGGCTGGTGGCGGCCGCAGTCCGGGCAGGTGACATGGTAGGTGAAGAGGACCTCGGCCTGGACAGTGACATACTGCCAGATCGGCCCGGTCGGGACGGTCGGCGTCGAGATCAGCCAGCCTTTGGCGCCGTAACGGAAGGAACGGAAGCGCTCGAAGAAGAGTTTCAAGGCCGGGGCTTCTTTGGCCTTGGTCGGATCGGTTACCGGCCATTTGTCGATCTCGTCGCCGAACAGGTAGCGGGCGGAGACGTTGCCGAGGCTGGTCACCGAGCCGGCCCAGGCCATATAGATCAGCATCGTCGATAGCTTGATGCGCAGGGCGGCGAGGTCGTCGGAGCTGGAGGTTAAAAGTTTGCGCAGCCGCGGCGATTTGCGGAACATCGGCTGCAGGTAGTCGGTCGAGCGCTTGGCGGCGGTGTCGCGGTCCGGGTAGGCGATCAGCGCCGAGCCCGGCTGCATGTCGGCGATATAGCCGAGCATGGTCTCGGCCCCGGCCGAGGATCCAGACTGCGGCACCTTGCAGTTGCCGATTATTTTCACCGACGGGAAAAACGAGGCGTCCATGATCCCGCGCATATGCGGCATGAAATTGTTGTCCCAGCGCGATCCCTCCAGCGGACCATAGGTGACGGTGCGATTGGCGGGCGCCCACTGCGACGGCGAGATTGGTTTGCGGCGGCGCAGCAGGCGGCGCTCGCCGGCGCAGGGGGTAAAGGCGATGCGGATCCGGGTGGTGCGCTGCCGGTATTTCTCCGGCAGCCACTCGGGGGCGGTGCGCAGGCGGATGGTGCGGGTTGCGCGGATATCGTGGGAAGGTGATGGCATCTATTTTAAAATCTGAATAATTTTTAAAACAGCAAAGACGGCCCCGGCGAGAATAACGATGAAGCAGGACGTTAAAACACCCTCCTCAAAATTATCGCGCCTGGCACATGGCGGCTGGCTGCCGAGGATTTTCCCGGTGTCTTTTGGCCAGCAGGCCCGCATTTTTGCCAAACCTTCCATGAAGGCCTCATTTTTTTGCATCAATTTACCTCAAATTTTTTGCTGATTTCTTCCAGTTCGTTATCTGTCATGGTGCCTGACTCAATTCTCTCTTCCTGGAGAACGTTTTGACGTCGAGCTTGGCGATAGCGACAACCGTCTGCTTAATTTCCTCCGGGAACTCTTTAAATTTGAGCTGGGTGAGGCGTAGGTGCTCCGCCCTGGTGACCAGCATCAGGTTTTCGGGGGCACAGTTTTCCGGGTCGCCATTGATGAGGCGTACCACCATCCCTTTCGGTACCGGACCGTTATGCTGCTCCCAGACCACGACGTGCTTCGCTTTGAATCTGGTCTTCGCGCCGGTGTAGGGGTTTTCCTCGGTCACCTTGACGTGGACATAGCCGTCTTTGGTGTCGATCCGCTCGGCTCCGAGCGGACGGATATTACCAGGGACGTTGCCTTTCCTGAAGGTACCGCTGTTCGGCTTGCAGGTTCCGGTTCCTTTGGTCCCAGTGTTCCATGGCTGGCCGCCTTGGACAAAACAGCCGTCCCTGCCTGATTTTATACCGTGATTGAAAACGTAAGTTTTGAGCTGCGAGGTCTTTATAGCCAGACCAAAGCGCCGGTTGAGCGCGGCTGTAACACAGGCAACTGAGTGGAAAGGATACATTTCCTTGACAAAGCTTTTTTGCTCGATGCTCAGCAGCCTCCGGTCGTTTCTGTTACCGGCTTTTACCGCCCGACCCCCACGTATTTTGTGATTTTTTAATGTCGATTTTATCTGCCCCTCGGTTTTGTCGAGACCGAAGCGGCTGTTGAAGGCTGCGGTCAATTTGCCGATCGCCATCCATAGACAGCCTTTTTGAAGAAACTGAAGCTGCTCCCGGGTGTAGATAACTTTTGGCATCTCACTTCTCCTGCAGCATTGCCGGGACGTTTTCCCGATCGACGTTCCTTTCCCATATGGCCTGCTGCGCGTCGAGGACCAGTTTGCCGTTATTGACGATATCCTTGGCTATCTGCGATACCGCCCGTGACCTGGTGATCTCTTCTTGCAGGGCCTCGCCCTTCAGATCCTCACTGTTCAGTCGTTCCAGTTGGGCGAACAGATGATTGTTCAGGTCTGAAAGTTTGTTTTTCATCTTGTGCTCCATTTTCAAATTTTAAAAAACTGATAATAGTTTCTAACCGTTCATCCGCAGTTAAATGATAATCCCGCGAACTCCATCACCAGGAAAAGGAACATCAGCCCAATATTGCGGATCGCGCAGCGGGTCGCCCGTCATCTGCTCGAGCCAGACAGGGTTGCCATGTTCATCCAGATCGAGAGATCCTTTGACGACGTCGTCGAGGTATCCGTCGTAAATTAGGACCTCTTTCTCGGCGTCCGGTACCGGGTTGCATGGCGATATTTCGTGGAAGATGGTCTGGATGTAGATTGAGACCATTTTTTGTGATTGGTCGGTTTTTGAATAATCCATTTAATTCCCCTCCAAAATAACTTCAAACTCCGCATCAATGGCGAAATCGCCCATTCTCTGCCCGATAGCCTGGCTGATTGCCTGGACCAGCTCGGGGGCGCGGGCCTGGTCGCCGCCGACGATATCTATCCAGTCGGCGACCTCGGTCTGGACGGTATGGTTGAGGTGGGCCATGAAGGCCACAGCCCGGCCGACGATGGCCAGCTCGAAATCCTCGCGGGGCACGAATTTGTGTTTGCGGATGCCGAGGTTGAATTCAGCCTCCTCCATTTTGAACTTCGCCGCCTTCAGGTCGTGCTCGAGTTTTTCTTCCTGCATCCGGTCGAGGCGATCGTTTACCTTCTGGCCGGTGGCGACGAGCTTTAGCCAGGTGTTGGCGTATTTATAGACGGCTTTCTGGCTGTAGTGGCCGTTTTTGGCAGGGCGCAGCAGGCCCTCCTTACAGTGTTTGTAAAACTGGCTCTTGGCAATTTTCCAGCCTTCGTCGTTCAGGTATTTGAGGACGTCGGCCTGGTTTCGGAACTGGCGGGTTATTGCCTGGGTCGGTTCGGCGTCCGGTTCCGGGTCGTAGCGGTTGGCGATCTCTCCGCCGATGTCGCGAAGGGCGGCCTCGGCCTCGTTGTAGTTCTTGCGGTTGGTCGGGGTGCTTTCTTCCTGCAGGGCTTTTTTTGCCGCCTGCCAGTCAGAGAACAGCAGGGCCAAACGGTTGTGGTCGCTCTTCCCGGTTATCTTAGGGATGAGGCTCCGCACATATTCGGGGTCGAAGATATCGCGCATGGTTTAACTGTTATCGCCGTTTTGGTTTTCTTTTGCCGGCGGCTGTTGTTCCTTTTCCCTGGATTTCGAGCCTTCGGAAATCGCCGTCGAAACCGACCAAATGACCATCAAGCGCTATCCTCGCCCCCGTCCCCACCAGGTCAAATACGAGCGCGCCGCCGATCTGGCCGCAGCCCTTCCCGACCTTGAGGAAGGAGACGCGCTCTTTGCCGTCGTCTCCGGCAATTTCATCTTCGGCGACCTGCTCGAATCCCTGATGGTCGAAAAAAACTACTACGCCGAGGAAATGGCCGTCGCCACCCTCTCCCTCGGCAAGGACAACGTCGACAGCCTCCACAATCTCCAGGCCGGTGACTACCTCGGCCGTCTCTCCCTGGTCGTCTCCGATTTCTGGTATGCCCACGAGCGGCGGCCGGGCGGCGGTGTCCCCTATATCGAAAAAACCCTGAACCATCCAAACTTTTCCTTCGCCGCCGCCGGCATCCACACCAAGGTAACCCTGATCCGCACCGCCTGCGATCGCCACCTGGTCTTGCACGGCTCGGCTAACCTCCGCTCATCGAGAAATGTCGAACAGTTCGTCATCGAGAACAACCGCAATCTCTATGAGTTCAACCACCGCTGGATCAGCCACCTGGTGGCCACCTTCAGCGCCACCAAGAAATCACAAAGAGGAGATAACCTATGGCAGCAAGTACTGGAACCGCCAGAAAAGGCAGGCTCGCCGACTGGCGAAAAGGAACAACAGCCGCCGGCAAAAGAAAACCAAAACGGCGATAACAGTTAAACCATGCGCGATATCTTCGACCCCGAATATGTGCGGAGCCTCATCCCTAAGAT